TTATCTTTTTTCAAGGTGAGGGGTTTTAGGTTTAGGGTGAGGGGATAGGCTGTTCGCCTTTAGTTTCTCTGCCGCCGCCTGGGCAAGCTTCCGCTTGTCGGCGTTTCTCGTGTAGAGTGCAGCCATCGCATCGGAGTTCCAGCCAAATAGGGCCTTTAGCTCGGCATTGCTTCCCCCGGCTTCTGCAAGCCTTTGCGCAACCTGTTTTCTGATGCCGTGCGCTCGGCCGCTCACTCCTGCATCTGCACACGCTTTCCCGAACCAATTCCCGAACGACGCTTCACTCTTGAATGGTCGACCGTGTTTCGGCGTCACGAGATAGGCGAGATGGCCCGTTTGAACTTTTTCCAAAGACGATGCCAAAATGGGGTCGAGTGGGATGAATAGCTCTTCTCCGTTCTTTTGGGCACGGATCTCGATTATCCCATTTTTGATATGCTGCGGGCCGACCCTATAAGCATCGCTTCGCCTGAGACCGGTGAATAGCATGATCTCCAGCGCCAGACGTTCTTGCGTCCCGGCGCCGTGCTTTTTGTAGAAGGCGATGACATCTTCTGCTGTCCATGGCTTGAAGCCGCTGGACTTCACCTTCGGGCGCTTGACCTCGCGAACTGGATTGATCTTCGCATAGCCTGCATCCACCGCCCATTCGAAAAGATAGCCCATTACCTTCATGAAATTGATGGCGGCGTAGGGTGTTTCAGCACGCCTGTCACGGCCGGCAGCGATTGTTGTTCGAGTGATCTGCGATACAAGAAGCTTTCCGCCGGTCTCGCATACCTTTTTCAGGATATTGCGGCGATTAGCCTGGGTCGACTTTTTCAGGCCCTTGAAGGCGGCGCTTTGCTGGTACTTGTCCACCAGCCATTGGAGGGTGTGCTTGCCAGCGGGCTGCTTTTCGATCGATTGCCCTGACATGAGAGCCTTCCAGGCCTCGACAAACTCCGTTGAGCCATATTCGTCTGGAAGGCGCGTCCGCGGTCCATCCCCCACGCGGAAATACCAGACAACCGAACCGTGTCTGGTAACTTGGCGCTGAACATATTGGTAGCGGCGGCGTGGCATGTCCTCCATCAGAGATAGCCACCCGCGCTTTCTTCAATCTGCTTTTCTGTGATTTCCCCGTTATCCCCGTTGATCACAACGGAACCATTCGGCTCGATGCGAATAGTCTTGACCTCGACGCCGGCCTTCTTTACGGCGCGGATCGCGCGGGACACTGAATCTTCGGTAAAGGCCACGGCGCGGCGTCCCATCAGTCCCCGCTTTCCCCGTAATTCACAGGCTGGTTGTCCACAGGTCGAGCAAAGCTCGAGATATGGAACGAAGAGTGTCCGGTTGGGTTCGGGCCTGTAAAAACTGCGGTTCCCGAATGCCAAAGTTCTACTTCCACGTCCGAAAAGGCGGTGTCCTGGAAAGAGACAGGATTGGCGCCGAACTCCCCTCGGTAACGATTGCCTATGAGGAAGCGGTCGGTGCCGCGCGAGAAATTCTGGCGGAGAAGGTCCGATTGGGCGAAGTGATCGACGGAGAAAGCTTCGTCATCAGCAACGAACAGGGGAGCGTGGTGGGCGAACTGCCTTTCAGGTCCGTTTTGCGGTTCGATTGAGGTCAGGCAAATCATTGGCCTTCCTCCCTCGGCGAGGGTGATGGGTTGGCCGTCGTCAGCCGCTCGCGGACAAAATCAGCCTCTTCCTTGATCAAGAGCAAGGAACCACGGTGGCCGCCTTCCCATCCGGTGAAGGTATAGAGCGCCTTATCCTTAGCGAGCGGACCTTTTGGATAGGCATTCCGATCCTCTCGAATGTCCCATTGCAGGAGACGGCGATCTCCACCCACATGATCCTTCGGCGCGGGGGAGCCAGCAAGTGCTGCCTCAAGAGCGGCGTCCTTCGACCGGTCATGCTCGATCGCGCTGTCTTCGGACATGCCGCGCCAGTCCGGCCAGGTGCGGGACATATTCTTCCGCTGCTTCGCAAGGAGCGCCGGCAGGAGGTCAAATGCCTTGCCGCCGTGACGCCAGAAGCCATCCATAGCTAGGATTACAACATCCACCCACTCGGACAGGTCGTGCGGGTCCTGCTCGATCTCCTTCAGTTCCTTGCGGATGTGGTCGATAACGCCATTGGTGCGCAACGCAGGGCCGAATGTCTCCCGTGACCAGTCGATCTGCCGCTCGAAATACTCGACCAGTTCGCCCCGCACATGTGCCTCGGGTGGTGGGGAGGCATAGAGCGGCTTGGCTTCGGCCGGCACATCTGGCTTGCGATCGTCGCCAGTGATGAAAAGGCAGCCGGTGGCATCGTACCAGTACCAGGCGAAGGGTTTCGTTTCGGTGCTCATGGCTTTGCCTCGAAGAGTGAACGCGGGGGAAGCTGAGGCTTCGCCTGCCGGCGTTCTGATTTTTCGAATTTGGGGAAACCAGCGCTTTTGATCTTGCCGGCCGGCCGGACCACGCCGCGAGCTTTGTCCCGCTGGCGATCAGACTTCCTGATCTGGCGAACATCGTTCCGGGTTTTGTGACGATGGCATTGGATGCAGACCGCCATGCAATTCTCGAGGCTATTATCGCCTCCGAGCTGGTCGGGAACGTTGTGGTCGAACTGGACACCGAGCGAGAGGTCGCAATTGCAGCGCTGGCCTTCGCTGAAGCCATACCGAGGGCCGGAGGCTTCGCAGCGGTAGCCGGAGCGCTTCAACGCCTCTTGCTTGGTTTTGCGGGAGAACTCGCGGCGGCTCATCCCTTGATCTCCTTCAAGGCCTCGGCGCGCGCGGCATTGAGTTCAGCCATGAGTTCGTGGCTGCCTCCGGCGTCCGGGTGGCGCTTGCCGGCGAGATTACGCCATGTCCGGTTGAGTTCGGCGGCCGTAGGCATTTGGGTGCCGTGGTAGCCGAAGACCTCCCGCCAGCTTTTCTTGGCCCCCGGCGAGGGAAGGGCGGTGAAGCCTGCGAACATCTCCTTGAGGTTTGCCACTCCGTAACGCTCAATTGCTCGGGTAGCCTCAATGTGCTTGGCAATCGCCGCAACATTATCAGCCACCCGATCGTATCGGTCACAAGGAAGGCAATGAGGTTCGCCACCGATGTTGAAGTATAGAGCGACGCCGCGGTCCAGAGGTTCGGCCTGCCCGGATCGTGGTAAGCCATCAAGGCGAAGCTGCAGGTTTGACGACAAAACGTAACCAGACGCTCCCAAGCGGTCGAGCTCTCCTTGAAGCCGGCCGATCGCGTCAGCGACGGTCAACGGTCTGCCTCTTGTGTTGAAGGCTGCTTTAATCGGTAACTTGGTCCGCAAGCGATGTTGAGGCCATGCGAGTGGGAATGCTTCGATCATGCCCCGATCTCCCGCGCGAGTTCCTTCCCCTTCGGGGTCAGGCGGAGCAATGGGCCGTCCTTGCGGTATACGAGCCCTTCCGCGAGCATGTGCCGCTCCAGGTCGGCATTGGCCGTGCCGAGAGGCTGGCGCGACTGGTAGAGCCGACGGACGAACTTATCCGTATCCCGCATCATGTTGACGGCTGCCATGGAACGGCTCTGGGCCATGGTGTCTTCGAAGCGGCTCATGACATCACCTGCCTTGCCGCTTCGCTGCGCGACCGCCAAGCAATCTCAAGATTAGCCTTCACGTCGTCCAGGCTGACGCCAGTTTCAACGGCAGTTTCAACCAGCACGAAGGTGAGGGCGGCCATAGCGTCAGCGTTAACATCGGGAAGAACATCGTTGATGCGCTCCATGCCTTGCACGACGTTTTTGATGTTTACGGTCGTGAGTTCAGCCATTGGACACCTCCAGTTCCTTCTCTTCCATGCCGGCCATGTTCGCGATGAACTTGAGCGCGATCGCCCGATCGACCTCGGACATGACCACGGCCTTGCACTGGCGATAGATCGAGCCGGCCTTGTCCTTGGCGGGCTGTGATGGAGTAGCCTCCATATCGCCTACGGCGAGCCGCTGATTGTTGAGGAGATGCAGGTCGGCGTCAGTGTCGCCGGTGACATGCGTGGCGCTCCACAGCATGCGGGCGGCGGTTTTCAGCCATTCGGCATCGGAAGGGGTGGCAGCGGGCGAAGACGGGGATGGGGAAGCGATATCTTCGCCCGCTGCGGCTGATGACTGCAGGGGAGCGTCATCAGCGGGTCCCGACGAGGGAGGGGAAAGCTCGTCGGAATTAGGTTGTTCAGATTGGCGGTGGTCCTTGAAGACTACGCCGCGCTCGCCTGCCTCCTTCATGATGAACTCGATGAAGTCGGTCATCTCATCCTTTGACAGGTCGGACGATGAAAGCTCCAGCGGTAGGAATGTTTTGCGGTCGAGGCTCGGCAGGAAGCTGACCTCCCGACCGAAGGCGTGAAGGAATATCGCTTTCCATTGCGCCGGTTCATATTTGGTCCCGCCGTGCTCGAGCTGCTGAGATACCTCGGTCAGAAGTGCCCAGAGCATGTCGTTCTGCGGCAGGGTACGCCTTGACGCCTTGAACTCGACGCGCGTTCCCGCAGGTGCCTTGCCGATCCAGTCGATTGCTTTGCGGCGCTCATTGGGGCCGTCCAAAACGAGAAGAGCCCTACCCATTATGCGGCCTCCTGCTCGTAGATGCTCCGAAGAGCGTCCACCTTCGAAACGACCTCCGTATCGAGGAACAACCGGACGGCATCCTCAAGATCGGTGATCATGTCGTCGTTCCGCTCAATGCGCTTGACGAACAACTGCATGCTCTCCGGCAGGCGAGGGTCGTAGGAGACGAAATCGCACCATTGCCGGCCGGTGCAGGCCATCTGCCACATCATCTGCGTGACGTACTTGGCCGGTATCTCCTGCTTGATCAGCGTGTCGATGTGGGTTGCGGTATTCGGGCACTTGATCTCCACCAGCCCGCTTTCGCCCACAAGGCCGTCAGGAGACGCGCCGGCATCCGGGATGGACGGATGAATCACGAAAGCGATCTGCTCGACTGTGACGTCGTGCATGAACTCGTAAGCCATGCGCGCGTTCGGCTCCTGATCGGTGCCCCACTGCATCGCGGCGTTGGTGAAGCCTTCGGCCGCAACACCCGTCAGGCGCTCCGCGATCAGCTCGGCGGCATAGTTGGCCCGGGATGCGCCCCATCCTGTCTTGGTGCGGGTGATAACGTCCGCCACGCGAGAGGCCGTGACCTTCCCGCAGCGGAGAGCATGCCATTCCGCGCTTCCCTGAATGATCTCATCCATTTGCGGCCACCTTCTTTTTCTTGGCTTCGAGCATGCCGACAGCTCGGCGGAACTTGGCGGCCGGCATCGTGGCAACGCTCTCGATTTGCAGAGCCGCGCAGAATTTCTCGATGTCGGATTCCGTCTCATCGATCATGCTGAGGATGATTTCGCGCTCGGCTTCGGTGATCGTGCCGGTATCGTCGGCCTTCGAGCCATCATCGTCAGCAGCTGCCGCCAGACCGAGCGCGGCCTTGAGCGTGTAGCGCTGGAGGTACGTGACAGTGGAACCGATCTGCTGAATGCTGTTCTTGTTGCCGCTGTCGTCGCGGCCGGCCATCAGGGTGTTCTCCTCGTGGTGGCCGTCGGAATGCTCGATGATGCAGGTGACAGATATCGGCTGGTTCGGCTCGGCAACCGTGCGATATCGGACAGAAAGACCATGGCGGGACAGCACCGGGCCCACTTGATCCATGATCCCTGCGAGGTCTTCGTACTGGTAGTTGGTCCGGCCCTTGGCGCTGGTGAAGTCTACCTTGCGGGTTTTGACGATCCGCGGCAGTTCAGCCTTGACTGCTGACATTGCCGCAGCAAACGCCTTGCGTGCCTGGTTCTTTTCCCAGCGCTCCTGCAGGTCCATCAGTTTGGACAGCGTTTCGACCGAGGCGCCTTGCGAAACAGCGCGGTCGAGCATTTCCATAGGCGTCATAGCTGCCGCCGGCGCCACTGCCGTCTGCTCGCCCGGACGCTGGATTTCAACTGCGTTTGCCATCTGTCTTGCCTCCATGGCTTGTTTTGCTTTTGCGAGGACGCCGGTTGCGGCTGTCCCGATTGAGATTTCCGGTCCCGCCGGGTCGATCACTTCGCCCATGTCGCCACCTGTTCCTGATTTTCGCGGTCGAGCCGCTGCTGTTCGGGCAGGCCGAACACGAGGAATGAAAAGGCGACGGTGCAGAGCGCGAGGATCAGCGTCACCGCCTGGTTGATTGCGTGGATTGCCTCGGCCCGCTTGGCTTCAATGCGGGCGTTGATCTCGCGGGCGCGGTTGAGGGCGGAGAGGGCGTCACGCATCGGCCTGCTCCCTGGCGAGAGCGGCGCGGGCGGAATGAGCGGAAAGCTCTGTTGCTTTCTGCGCTCTGCTGTTCCCGTATTCGTGATGCTGACGCGCGGACCAAAATAAAGCGTCTTCCGCCGATTTCAGCGCCGCCTCAAGCTCGGCAATACGCGCATCCCTTTCCGCCAGCGCAGACGTGTGGGAGGCGATCTGCGAATGAAGCTTGCCGACCTCCTGACGCCAGTGTTCAAGCGTTTTCGCATTCTTCTCAATGGAAGCTCGCAGCTTAGTCGCTTCGGTGCTGAGACCGTCTTCGGCCATGTCGGAATGCCACTTGACGGCCTCGGCCAAAAGGGCGCCCTGACCGAACTCATTCGGCTTGGACTGTTGCCATTGCCACTCGATCCCGAATTCGCGGGGCTCATCGTAGCCGTTGCCGTAGCTGTACGAGCGGTTGTAGAGATATTCCCCGATCTCAGCTAGGCGGATGGATTCCTCAAGATCGTTGTGCTTGATCTCACCCATTGCCTTCCTCCTGTCCTTTGGAGAGGGGGAGGGATTCGGAGCGGCCTTCTGCTTTTGCTATGGCTAAGCGAGCGTAATGCTCGGCCTGTTGGTGAACTGTAGAGCCCATGCAGCCACAGTCCCGGCCGTCGCAGCACAGACGACGGTCTGGCTCCGAATAAGCGTGGAGCAGATCTTCTAGCGCCTGCAGCAGATCAGGAGCGGCGGCGATCAGGCGGGCGTTGGCCAAAGCTTCATCCCGTGCGTTTTCGCCGCTGTGACGGATTTCCGCGAAGGCCTCGACGAACACACCTGTTCCATCGGCCATGATGCCGTTGTCGCCGGTGCGCGCGTCGGTGCGGAAGGACCAAGGGCCGGGAGTGTGCTTGCTCATAGCGAAGCCCCCTCTACCCACCCCATAGCCTGATGGTCGCGGCGCTCGTCGTGACGGCGGTCGGGATCGGGCTGGACCGGCGCGGCAGCTTCCAGATCATCCTTCCAGAGCGCCCACTCCTTGCTGTTGCGAACGAAGGCCGGAAAGCCGTCCTCATCATCGAGTTCGACACCAAGGCCGCGCCCATCGCGGTCGTAGAGATACTGGCGGGCGCAATACTCGGTGATGTCTTCCGCCGCCCAGGTCTCGGTATTCACCCGAAGGACGGTGACGATCTCGTCGTCGGAAAGCTCATCGAGCACGTCGGCGATCTTCATGGCCTTGCCGAAGAAGGCGCTCTCGGTGAGGTACTTGCGCTGGATGCGCGCGCTGCAAACGACCGCCACCAGGGTCTCGTTTGCTTCAATCGGATGCTTGCGGTTTTCCATGTTCCCCATCCTCAACTCTGCGCGGGTACTCGAACTCGGCCCGCTGGCGCCGTCCCGTTTCTTCGTGCCGAGGCAGATCATTCGGGGCGGCTGATGAGATGGTTATAGTAGGAAACTTCCCACTGATCAAGAGGAAAGTGGGATGCATCCTACTTTTTGTTTGACGAAGTAGGATTTGTGAGTTTATCCCTATGCCCATCGACGGGCGACCGGGTGCAACTCCCGAGCTGGTGAAGCCCGAGGCGCGGGGAGCGTAAGTCCTACTGTGCTGCCAGAAAATGAGGACGGATTAGCCGAGAGGCGTCCTGACACGTGTCCCATCCCGGCTCCGGCCTTCAGGATGCGTCAAACGCTCTCCCTGCCTTTCGGGACATTCGTGTTCTGAGGGGTAGGGGGAGCTTTGACCGGAACCCTCCCTCACCATCCTTCAGGAACGAAATCACCTCTGACAGAGAAGGTTGAGACAGAAGATGGGGAGCGAATACATGCGTTGGCTCAAACGGCCCTTAGCCGGCAACATCTAAAACGATTCGACAGTCAGACGGATTGGTGCCAATCTGGTCTTCAGCACCTAGCCGGATCAATTCCCATGCCGTCAGTTGAAGTGCTCCGTAACGGAGACAAATGGCTCGTTCGAGTTAACGACGGCCTGGTCGATGAGCGCGAATTTCTAATCCGAGAAAACGCTCTTGCCTGGGCGAGTGGCCATCGCAAGCGCCTTGGCATAACGCTAGATCCCACCGCGTTTGATCAATTGGAACAACAGGCTGAGCCTCAATCTCACCTCGCTTCCTCCTGACGTCTCGTGTCGATCACCCTTCCTAAGCAGGGTCAGCGGACCCCAGGCAATGCTGTTGCCAAAAAAAACACCCCACCGAACGCCGGCGGGGTAGGTCAGGAGGGGATCTGCGCATGAAGCAGATCACAGACATCGCACGCTATGGGCTTCGTAACGAGGTCAGGTGCCGCGATTTCGGTACGGTGGCGAGTGATTTTCATCCTAGAACGCGCTTATAGAAGGATTCCGAACAACGTGCAGGTACCTGTTGCGAGTCGCGGGGACCCGCTGCCGACATTCGGCACATTGCCGCAAGTATTGTAAACTATGCATAGCTAAGAGATTGATATGAAAATATATTTCAGCGAAGCCTTGTAAAAATTCTCGGAAAATTTACCGATTCTGATACAATGGCGAACATCAAAGAAAGGGTCCGCCATGGCAGAAACTTCAATCGAATGGACCGATGCGACGTGGAACCCAGTCGCGGGCTGCACGATACTCACCGCCGGCTGCACGAACTGCTATGCAATGCGGATGGCAGCACGGCTGGAAGCCATGGGCTCCGAAAAGTATGTAGGTCTTACGCGCAAAAGCGGCGGTCGCGCTAAGTGGACCGGCAAGATAAACCTCGACTGGAAATCCCTGGATGTGCCGGCAAAGTGGTCTAAACCGCGGCTTGTGTTCGTCAACTCGATGTCTGATCTATTTCACTCTGATGTTCCGGTCGATTTCATCGCTGCCGTCTGGAAGACGATGGAAACCACGCCGCAGCACACGTACCAGATCCTCACGAAGCGGCCGGATCGGATGGCGGAAATCCTTCCGGGGAAGGAATTCAAAATTCTTCCGAATGTATGGCTAGGTACGAGCGTAGAGGACGGCCGAGTTCTTCATCGTCTCGATGAACTGAGAGCAGTTCCCGCCGCTGTGCGATTTGCTTCCTTCGAGCCGTTGATAGGTTCAGTCGCTGGTGCAAGCTTGAAGGACGTTCATTGGGCGATAGTCGGCGGCGAGTCCGGCCCACAGGCACGGCATATGGATCCAGCATGGGTTCACGAGATCGAACGCATGTGCCGTGATCACGGCACCGCCTTTTTTTTCAAGCAGTGGGGCGGAAAGAACAAGAAGGCCGCGGGCCGCGAGCTTAACGGTCGGACGTACGACGAAATGCCCCACTTGGCAGCACCGACCTTGTGATATCGTCTCCAAACTGCCGAGCCAGTGCGACGGCCTTCTCGGAAGGGTTAGATATAGCGCAGAAGAGAGAAAACTTCTGCGGGCGCTCAACCGGCGGCAGTGCATACGGCTCTAGGACCTCTGGAAAGATGGTCAGTAGCCGCTCCCGGACGTCCCTCTCTAGGCCCGCCACATCAGCATTTCGTTGGAGCACTTCTTGAGGCTCGAGAAATGCCAGAAGATCCCCGGCGGGTGGTGCTTCAGAGTAAAGCTCCTCCCTCCAGGCTTCTGTGCCTAGCATTCTCGTTATCGCTCTTGCCTTGGTCTCATCGATTTTTGACATGTTGCGAGCTGCCTGGCGGTACAAGCCAGACAACGGGAACAGGTACCAGACGTCGATCGCCTTCGTAGCTGCGATCATTTTCAGCGTCTCCCATTCTACCTCCATCCCATATGGATCAAGGAACATAACGGCACGCCTTGATTTCCAGCCGTTTATGTCAATCTCCCTACGGATCAGCTCGTTTGCGTCCCCCTGCAGGACATCGATTGTTCTATGAGGATTTGCGTCTTTGATGAGGTTTAGAGCTGCAACATGCCTCGGTTTCAAATCCATGAACACGAGGCGTTCGAACTGAGGTTGGATGTCTAGCGCAATTGTCGCCGACCCTCTGCGCTGTTCGACATACTCTGGAGCAGGTTCTTCGAAGAGGTCGCCATCGCGAGCTTTGATACGAACGGTACGACTGCCGGTTCCAGCAAACGCGTCGATATACCAGACATCGTTGCACCATGTGTGCAGTGCGGCCGAGTATCGCTTTAGATATCTTTCGACAATCTCGAGTTTGATGTCGGTGTGTTGGCCGCCGAATTCATGTTTGTTGATATCCTCCGTCACCTTCCCCCTCCATCCCCGATCTGAATTTCCGTCCCCGTATCCCGCACGATATGCAGGTCTCTGATCATGCCGGCGGCGTCGAGTAGGGCTGTGCGAACTTCGTGAGCGTCAGCCGTGCCGTCCTTGATCCGTGCATATGCTTCCAGCAACTCTATCGCGGCATCCTTGATGGAAACGTTCGTCGGAATGCCGACCTCGATACGGAGATCGCGGATGGTCCTCACAGCTCGGGCAAGGAGCCGACCCTTCTCATCTTCGCGGAGTTTCTCGACCACGTTTGCCGCTCGCACCAGCTCGGAAACAAAATCGTTAACGCTGCTCATGGGTTAGATGCTCAGCCCCGAAAACGAATCACTTTCGACTCGACTCTTGGAATGACTCCTGCTTTTTTGCCGTGAACGAAATGGGAACAAACAGGAGAGATGAATGCCGCGCCCGTCAATTGAATACCCCGACGCGATGAGGTTAGTTGTTGAGTTATCAAGCCTTTACGTCGCATGTGACGATTGCGGACATTCACGAACGCTAAAGCTTCAGAACCTTCGCCAAGCCGCGACACTCGGCGTTCATAACTACATGCAGCTCTGCCGGAAAATTCGCTGCAGCGAATGCCCGAAGCGCCCTCCGTCCTTCCGGAATCTGACGATCCGGCCGACATGGATTTCTGATGGCGCGCTTCAGACCGTCGCATGAAAGACGATCTTATGAATTGAGAAGACCTGTTCTGTGTCGAAGGTGAGTTCGTTCTGCTCACCTTCGTCGGGGTTGTGCTGCCAGAGCCTGGTCGCCTTTGATGACTGAGAAACGAAACGCTTGATGTAGCTCTCGCGTCCATTTTCTTCGTCTGTAAGAAGCTGAACAACGACATCATCCCCTTGTCTTACCGGCTCGTGTGGATTCAGCCAAACGGTCTCTCCAGCATAGTACCTGGGCTCCATTGAGGTGCCGTAAACTCGGACTGCATAGGCGCCTTCAACGCCCTCGAGCATGGGAGGAGTGAAGACGCGGGAGACCTCTGATCCATTCAGTATGAACCGGCCATTCGGGCCACCTATGGTCTGGCCGAGCAGCGGAAGTGAGCTGTCTGTAAACTTCTGGTATTGGGGCGGAAAGCTCGCGTTAGAGCGAGGACGGCCGGCACCTGTATCAGCTTCAATAAGCTCTGCCGGTATCGCCTCATTCCGGGCCAACGCCTCCGCATCTAGGCGGAGCACGTGCGCCAGCTTGGCTATCTTATCCGCCTTCACTGACTGCTTCTTACCGGTGACGATGTCGCGGATATAGGTCCGCTCTAAGCCGCCTTGTACCGCGGCTTCTACCGGCCCAAGGCCGAGTTCTTTAAGTCGCTTGGCGACGATCTCTTGGAGTTTGTTCATTCGCGGAGAATAGGAAATTTCCCCCTCAGTGTGCGAATGGGAAGTTTCCTATTGCAAAGTGGGATGCATCCTACTATAAGTGGGATATGGAAACGGAACTCGCAAATCATCTCTTGACCCTCTCCGAGCGGTTCTGCGCCGCGCGCGAGCTAGGCGAAGCCACTGTCGGGCGCCTTTGCGCTGCCGATGGGCGTTTCTTTTCCCGGATACGGGAAGGGAAGACCTTCACCGCGAAGAAGTACGACGAAGTGGTTGCTTGGTTCTCGTCCAATTGGCCGGAAAAGGCGGACTGGCCGGAGAGCGTAATGCGTCCGGTCCCGACGGAGAGCGCAGCATGAGCGCGGCCTCTGTCCTTTCCGACGCCCTGGCGATCATCAGCCCACCGCATAGGTGGGCAAAGCAGGCGATCGCCCTGGATGCCCGAGGCAACGAGGTCCGTCCGCTTGACGAACGCGCCAAGCGGTTCTGCATGGTCGGTGCGATCCAGAGGGTTCAGGCGAGCGCCGTCGATTATAGCGCAGCGATCCTCGCCCTGCGGGCGCAGTGCGGCAAGCAATCCATTTTCGAGTTCAACGACGGGCACGGTCATAAGGCGGTGCTCTCTTGCATGAGACGCGCGATAGCAGCGGCTGAGGCAGGTGCGGCATGAATACCTGCCCATGCTGTGGACATCGTTTTGAAAGCGCCCGGCCGTCGGCGGCGATGACCCCGAAGCAGAAAGAGCTTCTGGATTTCATCAAACTGTACGGCACCGAGCAGGGCGGGATTTCACCCTCATACGACGAGATGAAGGACTTCATGGGCCTGGCGTCCAAGTCTGGCATCCACCGGATTGTTGCGGCTCTCGAAGAGCGCGGACTTATCCGCCGCCTTGAAAATCGAGCTCGATCCATCGTCATCATCGGAGAAGCGGCATGAAGTGCAATTTCCATGTCGGGCAGAAGGTCGTGTGCGTCGAGTTGGAGAAGCTTTACCCAGATGGAGTGGAGCCTCTCGAAGAGCCGTGCCAGCCGATTGTCGGGAAAGTCTACACGATCCGGGAAGGCCTTGTTGGCCAGGTCCCATGCGTGAAGCTGGTTGAGATACCGGATCAGCGGATCAATGTCCTCGTCCATGGCGAACTTCTGCACGGCGATGTGGTGTTTGACGCTGTCGGTTTTCGTCCGCTCGTCACCCGCAAGACCGATATCTCCATCTTCAAGGCCATGCTGAACCCCTCGCGGGTGGAGGAGCGCGCATGAGTAGCTCCATCGCTATCGGCCTGACTGCATGGGGTCTCATCAGCATCCCGCTTGGTGTCCTCCTTGGTCGCATGTTCCGGGAAGCAACCCGCGATCATTCAATTTCCTCGGCTCATTCCGAGCCGGTCATTTCCAAAAAGCAGAGCAGGGCGCGTTCATCTTGGCGGGTGTCCCGCGCCGCTCTCCGTCAGCATCAGTCTTCGGTTCCGGCCGGCGACTAACTCCTTTCCTTGCCAGGGCCGCTTCCTCCGACACCAGGAAGCTAACCCAACGCGGCATGGAGCGCATTCACGGTGTCAAAGGATTTGGTTCAAGCGGCAACCTCGAAAACACAGGAAACACAGGGACAAAAGGCCATGAGTACGGCAGTCGCGGCAGAGTACGTGAGGAAGATGGTGGAGCGTGAGACGTCCGGGAACGGTGACGTCGAGAACGCCGTCCGCCGCCTTGCACGCCGGCACAATCTCTCTTTCTGGCAGATCATGCACCTGCGGGCGGGCAGGGCGAAATCCATCACGATCGACGCCTTCGCGACGATCCGCCGAGCTTACATCGACCACTGCGAGGCCGAGGTCCGGGCCCTGCAGCAGGAAATCGAACAGGACCGGAAACGCTACGAGGAAAACCATGATCTTCGCGATCTGGAAAACGAGGTTCAAGCGCTGGCTGAAAAGGTTCGGCTGGCGAGAGAAAGGATCGGGTAATGACGGCAGCCGACGGCCATAACTCCCTCACAGAGCAGGAACGGCAAGCCCTCTGGGGCCATCATGTCCAGAAGCGGGTGAAGATCATCCGCCGCCTGGAGGAGATCAAGGCCGAGGAGAAGAAGCTCAAAGCCGACGCCAAAAACGACGGCATCTCCGAAAAGGAACTGAAAGACTTCCTCGACTGCATGCTGACCGATGATCCGCAGAAGAAGGTTGACCAGTTCAACATGCTCAAGCGGAACCGCATCCGTCTCGGCCTGATCATCGACGATCGCAAGGCGGACCTCCTGGCCGATCGGGTGACAAACGAGCAGATGATCTTTGCCGCCGGCGTCGAGGCTGGCCTTGCTGCCCTCGATCGGGTCTCGAGATATTCGGGCGGTTCCAGCGAAGACAAAACGTGGCTCGCTGGATGGGACGACGGACAGCGCATTGCTCGCGAGAACTTGCAGAGCGCGATGGAAAAGAAGCTCCGCGAGCGCTCGAAAGAGGAGCCTCCGGCTACGGAAGATCCATTCGAAGCATCCGGCGAATTCGACCCGTTCGCCGTCGCGCCGTCCTCCTCGAAATTCAACTGATCCACCGCGGCGGCTCGCACCTCCCAGGAGCCGCCCACCTGCCGAGCGCGAATGCTCGGATCTTTCTTTTCCATCCGGTGAAGCAATGAGCCTCAAGATTGTTGTCCAAGCCAAGGCTGAACAAAACCTCAAGCACGATGCCGAGTTCTTCGGCGTCACGCCGACGGCTGTTGCAAAGGCCATCATCGACAAGGTTTCCGGCGGTGGCCTGACGCGCGAAGTCCTCCAGGGCGTCGATGTCGAAAGCTATCAGGATCGGAAGCGCGGCCGGCCGGCAAAGCGGAGGGCAGGGCAGTGAAGGTTCTTGCCTTTGACACCAGTAAGTCGGCCGGATGGGCCTTCTTCGACACATCCAGGCATGTCTCTTCCATCAAATGTGACGTGCTGGAGTTCCCTGCCAAAGCCTCGATTGAATATTGTGCCGACCAAATGGGCCTCAAGGTCACGAAGCTGATCAAGGAGTTCAGGCCAGACTTCGTCGTCATGGAAACAGCGCTTAAGATGAGCCCCGGCGGCACGATGGCGACGGTCGTTTCTTGCATGCTTCACGGTGCGGTCCTCTCCACCGTTGCAAACTTCGGCATCCCATGGGGCACGATCTCATCTGCAACCTGGCGCAAGATGTTCTACGGGCAGGGCTTCAAGCCGCCCTTCAAGGTTCATCAGCTCAAAAGGCCTGATCCGAAAACCGGCAAGACAGAACGGCTCGAATACCTCTGGAAGGAGGCGATCGTCACGCAGTGCGAGCGTGAGGGCATTGTTCTCCCGGCGAAGAAGACGGTTGCACACAATGCCGGCGAGGCGGCTGCCATTGCGGTCTGCTGGCGCGGTGCTGAAATCCATGCCGGAAGATACCGTCCAGCTTTCCAAGGCTTCTTACAGCAGCGCAACGAGCGGCAGGGAGCGGCGGCATGAACCGCGTCGTCATCAACATGGATGCCCAGGGTGGGTTCACGATCTACAGCGATGAGCCGATCGAGCTCTTCTGCGTCAGCGATCACACGCCGGCGGATCGCGTCTACCAAATGGAGGTTGAGGTAGGCGTCGAGAAGGTGCGCCAGCAGCTCGGCAATGATCCGATCGGTCACAGGCACGATAGCCAAACCTTCGGAACCGGACATGGACCGCGCAGGCCGCCGTCAAAGCGAAAGCTGGAGGTGGTAAAGTGAACGCGGTCGAACTTCGACAGAGAGGCCGCGGTTGCAGCCTCTCCATCTCGCCTGATCGCTTAGAAGATTACGTGACCACCGCCGGACTGGCGGTTGATCATCCACGGCCGGACAGCCGGAGCCTTCATGAGGATACCCTTCTTGGCTCCGAAGCTCCGGATCGCGTCACGAGCAACGCGCAGCGGCTTCAGGTCGTCTTGGGCCATGTAGCAGGTTCGAAGCGCGGCCTCATGGTCGAGGTCTTTGTCTGGCTCCGGCCAATCCTCCAGAAAGTCGATGGCATCTTCGACGCAGTTTATCTCTCGAACCAGATCTCGTCTTTCTTTCAAGTAGACGGGTCTGTCGAACATCTTCGCGATCATTTCTACCTCACTGAAAACGTTGGTGATCAACAAGGAAAGCGCTGTGGCTCAGCGCCGATATTCGATTTGTGGTGCCGCGTTTTCGGGTTCAAGGGGTGGAGGTGCCGGTTCAGGAGGTCTCGGCATAAGCGCCCATCATCGAGACCCACTTCCGCCCAATATCGAGCCCGAGCAGCCTTTGCTTCCCGTGGCGACGATACTGGCTTCAACCAGCACGCCTGCTTCTCTGGCAGCCTCCATGAAGGCTTCGCGCGCTTCGTCAGGTTTGTTGATTTGTTCCAATACGCCAGCGCACATCAAAAGAGCTCGCCTCAGTGCGGGGCCATCTTTGAGCGGCCAGTCCTCAATAAGGACCAACGCGGCGCCCTGCGTGGTAGCGATGATTGTCTCGGTGGGAGGATCGCCAATCAGGATCACTACCGGGTTCTTCCAAGGCGTCTGCATGAAAATTTTCCTTCCTTATCAGCCTCCTATTCAGGTCGACCCCAACCATCAGCCGAGGTGAGCGAATGAACGCCATGTCAAACCGCGACAACTTCGACCGCATAACCGAGGACGATGCGTTCGAAGGCGCCGAGGCTTTTCTCGCCTGCATGCTGGTTGACAACGCCGTCCTGACCGACTGTGGCCTTGAGCCGGAGGATTTTGCCGAACCAATCCACCAAATTATTTTCAAGGAGGCGGTGGTACTCTGGCGCGGCGGTCAGAATGTTAACGCAGTATCACTGAAACCGTTCATTCCAAAACAAATTGAGAAGCTCGACGTCTCGCCGGCGGAGTACCTGTCACGCCTGATGATCATGGGTACCAATCCGGCCATTCAGCGCGGGCTCGAGGGTTCAATCCAGATCATCAAGAGCGTCTCACTCGGGCGCCAGCTTGCCAAAGAGGCTCAGATCGCCGCCGAGATAGCCCAGGAGGGGCATACGCTCCTGACGCTGGCCGACGAGATCGAGCATATGGAATCGCGCCTGAAGGAGCTGAAAAGCCGGTTCCGCGAGACCACGTCGATCGCTTCGCCTGGCGCTTCCTATCTTTCCATGTTCGAGGCATCGGCTCGGCGCCAGGGCGTCATTGGCGTGCCGATCGCATTGCCGGAGATCGCCAAGGTGCTTTCGGAGCCGGTATTCGAGGCAGGGAACCTCTATGGCCTGCTGTCATCCTCTGGCGAGGGCAAGTCCAGCCTCACGATGCAGCTCATCTACCACGCTGTGGAAGAGGGGCATCCGGTTCTCTTCCTCTCCTATGACCAATCGGCGGCTCAGTGCGTCCGGCAGATGATCGCCCAGGTGCACGAGATAAGCGTGCGGCAGCAGAGAGAGCCCATGCGGCTCATGAGCGACAGCGAGCGCGACCGGTGCGTGATGTTCGCGCACTGGATCGGCCAACAGCCGTTCGACATCATCCGGTGCCAGCGGGAAGGGGTGTCGCAGCTCGTCGCCTATGCCCGACGATTTATCAAGAAGCGGGCCAACGGCAAGACGCCGTTCATTGTCATCGATCACATCGGCAAGGTGAAGCCGCGCGACCCGAAGCTTTCGGCCGACCGCATCTCCGGCGAGGTGACCGTCGAGCTCAAGGCGCTCGCCGACGAGACACAGTCGTCGATCCTCATCCTGAACCAGCGCAACAGCTTCGGCACACGCCGCGACAATCCCCGGCCGATTGCCGCCGACCTGTACGGCGGGGAGGGCGCAAAGGCCGACTATGACGCCATTCTGTGGCTCTACCGGCCCGAGAAATACAAGGCAGAGCGCGTAGCTACCGCCGCCACCGATTCCGACTGGAAGAAGATCAACAAGGTCTTTGTCGGCGACATCGAGGGGATAGCCGAGATCGGCTCGGCCAAGGTCCGCTTTGGCGATCCCACCATCCGCGAGACGCTTCAATTCGAGGCTGAATACACCCGATACCGATCCATGAAGCCCAAGAGGGCGCAAGAGGAGATGTTCTGATGGAGCTATCTCCCGGTGGCCTTATCGAGCAGCTCAGTGAAGTTCGGCGGCTCAACGTTGTCGGGCCCGTGTCCCGGAGTTGGTCTGAAAAGGGCGGCCAATACGAGTGCTCGATCTTCTTTCAATGCGGCTTGCTGCTCGAGCAAATGGAAATACGTATCCATCATCGTATGGCGCTGCTTTGCATCGTCGAGGAGCAAAAGAGACTGAAGGTTGAAGCGAACAACCAGCCGAACCACCCAAAGATAGAGTACGATGGGCAGTGTGATCACAACCAGCCGATTGATGGCGGAGACAGCAAGTTGCGTATCGGTGGGTTGTGGTGGAAGCCCTTGCATTGTGGCTTCACCAATGTGTCTCAGTGTTTCCAGCGTCCAATCGAGATAGTAAATCGCCGTCCCTGGGATGATGAGCAACAGGAAAGCGATGAGGCCGGCGGAAAGCCAGAACGACCATCTGCTGGACGCCGCTCTTTGGTCCCACAATTTCTTTGCGGACAAGCTTCCGATACTTTCTTGCACGGCTGCGAGTTTTGCCTCAGCCTCATCTATCTTGGCGTGGACTTCAGCTGCAGCAGTCCTTTGCTCGTGAATGTACCCAGCACTTTCCCTCGCGGTGCCGTCGATCAATTTCTTCGTTTCGTCCAAAGATTGAAGCGCCTCGTTGTTGGACTTTTGAAGACCGATTACAGTTTCGCTCGCGGATTGCACCTGATCCCGAGCCGCGTTCAGTATTTGCGTGGAGTTAGCGCGGAGTTCATCCTGCAGTCGGCCAACCTGTTCTTCAAAGCTGCTGGCAGCCATACTAACATTTTTCCAGGATGCGTAGCTTGCAAGTTCACTACCAATTACGGCCGGCATCAAATCTTGCGATCTTGTGTTGGGCTCATATTGAAGGCGACGTGTCTCAAACACGTATGCTGCGATGATAGCGGCAAGGACGTCCGGATTAGTCTCTTGGGCAGCCTGCCAATCCATGAATTTTCGGGTTCTCTCCCTGGCAACTCGCTGCAGCTGCTGGATCGCTGTTATTGGGGACTGGTTCAGGCTGCGAATTACATTTTCTGCTGCAATCCTAGCAGCCCCAGAAAGTGGTCTGAACCTATTATCCGACGGCATCTGCACAGCCTGGCCGTTCAGCCACTGTGCCAGTTCCTGATGAGTATTAATCATTTCATTAGGTGCGTCTGGCTCAACTCCGTCACTGCTGAACGCATAGCTGATTTGTTTGAACGTCTCGTAGTTCATAAATCCCCCGAATCTCACAACCCCTGTCGCAACGTTTGCTTGCCGCTCCGTTTCGCGCAAGAGGAGGTTTTCTCGTGAACGAGTTCTCTGGATATGCACATCCAATCCGCGGCGGATGGTGGGCAATGACCCGTTTTGCCCGCGATGCGAAGCCAAAGCCGATCCTGGGCGATGGCGGTGCGCCTATCGTGTTCGAGGACGAGCTATCGGCCACCAAGGCGGTGCTGCGGCATACCCTCGCGTATTTCAACGGTCACCTTGTCGCCTCGCGTGAGATCGCCGGCAGCAGCGTCAGGGACGTGAAGCGCGCAGCGGCGGAGAAGCTGTTTCTCGGAGGCGGGAAGACGGTAGAGGTCGAGCGGGTGAGGGTGGAAGCATGATGCTACTGGATCACCATCACGTTCGCCTCAAAGGCTGCTCGAATAAGAGCGCGTCGAACGTCTTCCGGCGTGGCCCGATCATGCCTGCCGTCAAAGCACACCTTGACGGCCTCGAAGTATGCTTCACCATCATCGGTCGGCCAGCCGGTCAAAAGCGCCTCGGCGGCTTCCTCCACAGAGTGCACGACGATGTATCGGCCTATGCTGTGCATTGCCAAGCCAACCGGCCTAAAGTGGCGCAAGTTGTCCGATTTCATGCCATTTCAAGTCCGTCATCACTCGATCTTGGAAACGGAGCAATAACCATGCCGGGAGGCGGGAAATGAGCCTCCACGTCTTCCCATCCTCATACGAGCAGCAGCTCATCGCCGGATATAGGGGCGCAGGTGAACGCCTCGGGATGGTTCCCGCGCCCAAGCCTCTCCATCGGTCGGTCCTCATCCATGTACGCCCGGATGCAAATCACCATGTGGTGGCATGGCGCCGCTGGCAGAAGATGTATGCCCAAGGAACCATGCCGGCGGAGTTCATCCGGCTCGCCTGCGAGATTCGCGGATATGACCGCTCGGTCATCATGGGCCGCCGCCGCAGCCGTAGCATCGTCATGGCGCGGTACGAACTCATCCGCATGACGGCAGAGCGATATCCGAAGCTCTCAAGCCCGAAGCTCGGCACGCTGTTCAACCGGGATCACACTGTGGTGCTCTACGCCCTTCATCAAGACGGCAGGGCGCGGAAGAACACGGCCAAGCTCACCCCGGACCAAGTGCGCCAGATCAAAGCCCGCATCAGCTCCGGCAAGGAAATGTTGAAAGACATCGCGGCCGAGTTCGGCGTGGTGCCGTCAACCATCAGCAACATAGCCCATGGGCGGGTATGGAGGGGTGTGGATTGACCAGTCATCCCGAGGCCGAGGCAATCTTTGCGGAATTCGACATTCGTGTCGTGCCGGCGAATGTTGTTCCGGCCGTGGGAGAGACGCGGGCGGTTGCTACCCTCCATCGTATCATCCGGAAGTACGGATCCGATCATGCGAGGTTTGTTGTCATGGCCTTGGCCGACTGCGCCAACAATCGCGCGGCTCTCGATGAAACGGGCTTATGGGCAACCAGCGATATCGTCCTGGCGTTCCGCAAGAACTACCCTGAGATGATGGAAAACGACGTATCCCGGTTCCTGAGCTTCTTTGACGCGATCCCGGTGGGGAAGCTACAATACTGGTGCTTCGGGCTCGACGGCATCACAAATAAGCGTGCAGCCCTCGTAGGGCTTATCTGGGAAAGAGCTTGCCGCGTCTTTGGCGAGCCGCAAGGCGAACTCTTCGACGGAAGGAATGCAGCATGACTGTGGATCAAATCAAAGAGCTATTCATCCGTGCGGCCGAGGTCGATCGGAAGCTTCCCGATACCGCACGGCCGGCGGCACTCCGCGCCATTAATCACGGATATGTCCACGACACGGCAGACATGAACGGCTGGTTCGCCGAGGATAAGCACGACGCCAACTGGGCATGGCTAGATCCGAACAAGCTCCGCAACTCCCGCAACGACATGGGCATCTGGCAGGCGGCTATGGAGATCATCAAGCTCGTGCCGAATGAACAGCATCGCCGCGCGCTGTGGGCATGGGCTCGATCGGAAGCCGGTGGACAGGCCTTCGCCAAGTGGTGCAAGAATGTTGAAGGGGTGAGCCGGCAGGTCGGGAACTACCGGAAAAATGCCGCTCTTTTACAAATCGCGCGAGCTTTCGACCGCAAGCCATTGCAGCATAACGATTTGCCTGCTGATGAGCCTTTGACAAATCAGCCCGAAATCGGGGATAAAAACACCAACATCAGAGTTTGGCGCCCAGACGAAAGCAAGCCGGTCTGCGGGTTCGATGAAGACCTTCGCGACTTCTCTTGGGCCGAGGCTCAAGCCGAACGACGCCGGCAGCGCGAGAAGCGCAAGCAAGCAGCATAAAAGCCGCAACCTCGGTCCTGCTGCATAAACGAGAGTGGATGTTGCGAATCGGCTTACGCTGATCGAATGTGCTCCAAAATGGAGAGCACGATGATCACTTTCAGCAGATCCCGACATCCTGGTTCATATGGCGTCGTGAGCAGTGGTTCGGTAAGCCTTCCTTCTGACGCCGCGACTGTTTCGCTTCCGTTGGAAGATCTGAGAGTTACCTTTGAGTTTTCGCAAGGGCCAGGTGGCTCACAGAATGTTCAAGTGCTTGGGCATGACGACAAGTCTGTAAGGATTGGGCTTGTCAACTTCGACAACCCTTTAGGAGTCGCCTGGGAAAGCCCTATAGGCCAGCATCAGGGTATTGAACTCTTTATCTCGATCCTGGTGAATACAGTGTCGTCGTCAGACGACAGTCGAAAACCAAGAATATTGTCGTACACCTTCTTCAAGAGGGTGGCGTGATGGCGAACAAGATTGAGCTGCCAGAAGATAAAGATCTTGCCGCCGCGATGCTTCAGAATCAAGCCAAAGAACCCGGTGCGGTAGGCGGCATTTTTGGCACCAAGGATCATGCCCCGACTAATACAGTATCTATAGCTGTTATTCTCTTGATCTGCTTGCTGGGAGCTGTTTTCTTTGCCCCGCTTCAGGAAGGGGTGGACCGTTCTGCGGTCATCCCAGCGCTGTTCAGCGCGATCACCTTTAGCCTCGGTCTCATGTTCGGGAAAAGCCGAGGCTAGCGCACTGTCGAAGAGCCCCACAGCCCCGTCAGCAATGGCGGGGTTTTCTCGTTTCTGCATGGAGCGGACATTTCGACTTCTCACCGGCGAGAAGACCATGGCATTCCATCTTGGCTGTAGAAGCCGCGCCGCCGCTCCGGGTTAGGCATACCCTCATATACGGCGTGAATGGTGCAAGCCGGTAGAAAATTCACATCGCGAAATGCGAAGTCTCACCCGTCGGTAGAAATGATTTGCGTCACTGGCCGTTCTCTGCGTGAACCAATGGATACTGCGACAAGAGATAAACGTCGGCCTCAGCTTCGCTCCGGAAGAACATCTCTCTTTTCGGAACACCGCCAACGTTGAGGGTCAGGACGAGCCATCCGTCCCCCAACTTCTTTTTGCCCGTTGATGCCATCGGCTTTTCGGCAAATCCCATCTGATCCTCCCAACGTTAACCCATGCCAGTCCTTACAGGTCGGCAGCTTCTCGTAGCGCATCGTTCATTCGAGATTGCCATCCTTCCCCGGTGGACTTGAACCAGGCCACCACATCAGGATCGACGCGGAGGGACAGTAATTGCTTTGGGCTTCCGTTCGGAGAGCGTTTCCGCTTCTTCTCGGCCTGATGGTCCATGACCTGCTGAACCAGATCGGTCGGCTTCGGCTCCGGTGCCGGTACAATTCTGATCGCCATGCTGCCCCCACTTATGTAGCTACATAACCTGTAGCACGGGCGGCAATATGTAGCTACGCAATAAAAGGTCGCGATTTGACATGCCAGTCCTGAAAAACGCCCGGCATGAGAAGTTCGCCCAGGCACTCGCCAAGGGCAAGACGGCGATCGATGCTTATCGAGAGGCTGGCTACAAACCGGACCGCGGCGCCGCCACTAGATTATCAGCAAATGTCAGCATCCGTGATCGGATAGCTGAGTTGCAGTCCAAGACCGTGAAGAAGGTCGAGATCACCGTAGACAGCCTCGCCCAGGAGCTTGAGGAAGCGCGGGCGATAGCACTGAAGGAAAAGCAATCGTCGGCCGCTGTGAGCGCCACGATGGGCAAGGCGAAGCTCTTCGGCCTTGGGGTGGAGCACCGCCGGCTGTCGGGTACCGTGCAGATCGTCACCATCACCGCGAAACAGTTGGAAGCGCTAACAGACGATGAACTTACATCTCTCGAAGCGGCATACCCAGTTTTGCAGAAGCTCGGGCTTATCGCTGCAGGCGATCCAGGCGCAGAGGCAGGCGAGGGAGGCGAACAAGAGGATTGAGGAGGAGGCGGCAGCGGCCGGCGTTTCTCTCGCTTCCTTTATCCGCGGGGGATGGCATGTGCTGGAACCGGGCAGGGCGTTCGTCCACGGCTGGCATATCGACGCGATCTCGGATCACCTCAAGGCCATAACCGACGGCGGCCTCACCCGGTTGATCATCAACGTTCCGCCGGGGACCATGAAGTCCCTTACCGTTGGTGTGTTCTGGCCGGCATGGGAATGGGGGCCTCTCAATAAGCCCTGGCTGCGCACCATCGCCACGGCCTACAAGGAGGGGCTGGCGAAGCGGGATAACATCAAGGCTCGTCGCCTGGTGCAATCCCAGTGGTTCAGGGATAGGTGGGGCTCACAATTCAACCTGATGCCCGACCAGAACTCCACGCTCAAGTTTGAGAACGATCTGGCCGGCTTCCGCGCCGCGATGTCCTTCCAGTCACTGACTGGTGAGCGCGGCGATCGAGTGATCATTGACGATCCGCTATCGGTCGATATGGCAAAGTCAGACGCCGACCGGCTGAATGCGAAGGAGACATTCCTTGAGGCTGTTCCTTCCCGTCTGAGCGATCCTGAAACATCTGCCATCGTGGTCGTGATGCAGCGACTGCACGAGGAAGACACGACTGGCGTGGCGTTGTCTCGGAACCTTGGGTACGAGCATCTGATGCTCCCCATGGAATTCGAGCCGGAGCGCCGTTGCTACACGGTGGTCAAGCCATCCTTCCATGACGAGAAGGTCAGGCTTGGCCGGTACGATGCCGCCAAGCAAGTCTGGTACTTCGAAGGTGGCGCTATCCCTGAGAGCCGCAGGGAATATGTCGAGAAATCCGAGTGGAAAGAGGTCTACCCTCAAGATATTCGGACGGAAGAGGGCGAACTCCTTTTCACTAAGCGCTTCTCACGTGAAGTGGTGGAGAGAGACAAGATCTCGCTCGGATCACTAGGCCACGCTGGTCAGAACCAGCAGCGCCCTGCCCCACGTGGCGGAGGTATGTTCAAGCGGTCTTATTTCGGGATCGTCAGAGCTATCCCGGCCGGGACGGTGTTTGTTCGTGGTTGGGACTTGGCCGCCACCAAGGACGGCGAGGGAGCCCGCACTGCAGGCGTCAAGATCGGCCGAACCCCGCAAGGGCGTTTCATCGTAGCCGATTGCAAGGCGGAGAGGGAAAGCCCCGCCGGTGTGCGAAGGCTTATCAAGACGACCGCAGAGCAAGATGATGCCGGAGGCGTGCGGGTGAAGGTCTCGATGCCGAAGGACCCAGGACAAGCAGGCAAGGACCAGGCGCAGCAGCTCGTTGCGATGCTGGCCGGGCATATCGCGGTCGCAACTCCGGAGAGCGGGGACAAGGAAACCAGAGCTGAACCGTTCGCTGCCCAATGCGAGGCAGGCAACGTCGATCTCTTGTCTGGGCCTTGGAACGACATGTTCCTCGACGAGGTCGAGGTTTTCCCGGCTGGGAAGCTGAAAGACATCGTGGACGCCTCATCGCGTGCGTTCAACGAACTGGCCGTGCCCGTCGCCCGCGCCGCTGTAGTAGACACAGGATTCTATTGATGGCCTTTGACCCGACCTTGAAGCATCCGCTGTACGAGGCGTTCTGCCCGTCCTGGCGGCTGATGCGCGATTGCATGGACGGCGAAGATGCTATCAAGCAGCGCGGTGAGGCCTACCTGCCGATGAAGTCGGGCACCAGGGCGATCGATGATCCCGCAAAGCGCCAGGCCGCCTATGACGCCTACAAGCTGCGAGCGGAGTTCCCGGAGCTCGTAGCGCCGACCGTGCGGGGCTCGACGGGAACCATCCTCGACAAGCCGGCCGTGATCGAGCTTCCGGCCGGCATGGAGCCCTTGAGGGAGAAGGCTACACGCGATGGGCTGACGCTCGATGCACTCCACCGTCGGATTGCCCTCGAACTGCTCGTGACGGGCCGCTATGGCATCCTGCCGGGCATTTCGAGCGGCGGCGCTCCTTATCTCGCGGGATACATTGCCGAGAGCATCGTCAACTGGGACAGCTCGACCAATGGCGAGCCGGACTATGTGGTGCTCGATGAAAGCGGTCTCGTCCTGAACCGTGACAAGAACGCGTGGGAAGAGAAGTGCCAGTTCCGTCAGTGCCTCATGGAAGGTGGGCGCTTCGTCTCCCGCGTCTGGACGGAGACGAGTGCAAAGTGGGAACCCTCGGAAGATGTGGTGGCGCTCGATCGCAAGCAGCGGCCATTGGCGGCGTTCCCGTTTGTCTTCATCAATGCCAACGACCTTTCACCCACGCCGGATGACGTGCCGCTGTACGGGCTTGGAAAGCTGGCTGTGCGCATCTACCGGCTGGATGCGGACTATGTCTTCGCCCTCCACATGACGAGTGAACCGACGCCTGTCGCCATCGGCTTCGATGATCCTGCCTCGGCGGTGAAGGAGGGAAGGGCGCCGACGACGCTCGGCTCCTCCAAGCTCTGGCTTCTCCCGGTCGGCGGGGATGCAAAATATCTCGAGTTCTCCGGGCCCGGTCTTGATGCCCAGAAGCAGGCCATACAGGATGCCCTCGCACGGGCTGTCGTGTTCGGTGCCCAGATCCTCATCGACACTGCCAAGACGGCAGAGAGCGGCGAGGCGAGGCGTCTCCGTCTCGGCAATCAGACATCCACGCTCAAAACGATCGCGATGAACAGCGCATCCGGACTTGAGCGAGCATTGAAGAACCTCGCCCGCTGGATCGGCGAAGATCCGGAAAAGGTGAAGGTCACTCCGAACCTCGATTTCTTCGATCGTTCGCTCACCGGACAGGAGCTCACCGCGATCGTCTCGGGCTGGCAATCCGGCGCCTATTCCTGGCGCTCTGCATTCGATCGCCTACAGAAGGGCGGCATCATCCCCGACGGCCGCACGCCTGAGGAAGAGCTGGAGATGATGGATCAAGACGAATTCGACCGCGACGGCTCGGAGGAGCGCGCGGCGATGAACCTGCCGTCGAACAGCGCGGCGGAATAACCGGCCCGCGAGGCGGGCATCTAACCCGAAAGGAAAGCCGATGGCTCTCAAGAGCGTTTACACCTCCGCGGATGATATTCCGGAGGAACACAAAGCTTTTTACCGCGAAGACGGCGATAAATTCGTCCTCGATATCGAAGGGATCGATGATCACCCGAAGGTGCGCGGCGTCATCACCGCCAATCGCGAGAACATCCGCAAGCGCGACGAATACAAGGCGAAGGTCACCGAGCTTGAAAGCAAGGTAGGCACGCTGCCGGAAGACTTCGACGCCGACGAATGGGCCCGCCTGAAGGCAGGCGAGGGCGGCAAGCCTGACGAGGCTATCCAGGCCCTCAAGGATCAGCACGCCCGCGCCATCGAAGCACTGAAGCAGAAGCACGCCGCGGATATCGCCACCAAGGATCAGCAGATCGGGGAGCGCGACGGTTATATCGACCGCACCCTTGCGGACGGTGGCCTGAAGGATGCCCTGCTCGATGTCGGCGTCGATCCGGATTTGCTCGACGGTGCGCTTGCCAGCCTCCGCCCTAACGTGAAGGTTCAGCGCGCCGACAACGGCGATCGCAAGGCTATCGTCGAAACCGACCTGGGCGAGATCGGTGTGCCCGAGTTCGTCAAGGAATGGGCAGCCGGGAAGGGCAAGGCCTATCTCGGCAAGGCGTCCGGACCCGAGGCCCAGGGAAACAACGGCAACGGCCGTGGCAAGAATCTTCCCGCCGGCAACTTCGGCGGAGACAAGAGCGAACGCACCAAGGCGATCGCTGCGAAGTTCCCGGAGCTGGCCCAAGGCTAAGCTCTGGTCTGGCTGCCCTCGATGGGGTGCAGCACTCGGCGCGATGCGCCACTCCCGCCGACTACCGGCACCCCACATCATCAACATCACTATGAGGTAAAGCCATGTCTCTCTCGCAGATGCAGGTGTTCAACAAGTATTTCATGCCTGCAACCATCGAAACGCTCGCCCAGATGGTCGAGAAGTTCAATGCAGCGTCCGGCGGCGCGATCCGCCTGACCACGGAAGGCTTCGAAGGCGACTTCCTCCAGGAGTCCTTCTATGCCGCTATCCACTCCGCACGCCGCCGCGTGGACCGCTATTCGGCGAACGGTGATGCCGCTCCGACTGATCTGACGCAGCTCAAACACTCCTCGGTCAAGGTCGCCGGCGGCTTCGGCCCGGTTCGGTTCGAGCCGTCGCAGATGACCTGGCTCAACAAGCCGACCGCCGAGGGTATCGAGGTTGCATCCCGCAACTTCGCCGAGGCCCTGCTGCAGGACCAGCTCAACACGGCAATCGCCGCTCTCGTCGCGGCTATCAGCAACCAGGGCACCGCTACCACCGTCGATGTCTCCGCGACGAAGAAAGTGGATTACGTGTCGGTCAACGACAGCCATGCACTGTTCGGTGACCACTCGCCCCTTCTGGTGGCCCAGATCATGGATGGCGTGACCTATCACGGCTTTATCGGTCAGAACCTCACCAACAACGAAACCTTGTTCCAGGCGGGTAACGTCCGGGTTGTCGATATCCTCGGCCGGACGGCTGTGGTGACCGATGCTCCGGCCCTCTACAGCGCCGCTGAGGTCGGGCCTCCGGCAGTCCCGGCAAAGCGCCGTGTCCTGTCGCTCGCGGCCAATGCGGCCATCGTCCACGATAGCCGGGACATCATCTCGAACATCGAGACGAGCAACGGCAAGGAGCGCATCGAGACCACCCTGCAGATCGATTACACCTTCGGTCTGGGTCTCAAGGGCTTTTCGTGGGACGAGGCGAACGGCGGCAAGTCTCCGACCGATGCCGAACTGGCGACCGGTTCCAATTGGGACAAGGTGGCCACTTCCATCAAGCACACGGCCGGTGTGCTTGCTATCGGGCAGGCTTAAAGTCTAAAATGATCGAGCCGCCAACGGTCTGCAAACCGATGGCGGCTCTCACCAAGCCCCACCTGTAAGGAGGTAGAGATGGCTGAATGCGAGATTATCGCCCCGCGCGATCTTACGCAATCGAAGCTCAAAGAAGCCTTGGAATATGATCCAGCCACAGGTGAATTCCGGTGGTTGCAGACGAACTCGCATCGGCGAATAGCGGGAATGGATGCTGGCGGTTTAGGAGTTCATGGATACTGGCGCGTCAGCGTCTACGGTCACCGATACTACGCTCATAGGCTGGCATGGTTTTACATGACCGGTGAGTGGCCGAAGCAGCATATAGATCATGTAAATTTGGACAAACGCGACAATCGATTTGCGAACCTTCGCTTGGCGACGCCACCGCAGAACAATGTCAACACTGGGCTTAAGGTCAGTAATTCAAGTGGCTTCGTTGGCGTGAATTTTGACCGCCGATCTGGAAAGTGGTTGGCACGGGTGCGAGCGAACGGAAAGAGGGTCAACCTTGGCTTGTTCGAGACAGCGGAAGCTGCTGCACGGGCCAGAGATGCATATGCAATGCGGAACCACGGAGAGTTCTTCAGGGCAGCAATTCAATAGAAAGAGCCTCGCACTTTTGTTGGCGCGGCATCCTTGACACATCAACCCCGCTTCGGCGGGGTTTTTCTATGGAGAAACTCCATGACCCAGAAGATCATCTATTTCACTGCGAGTGCGGTAGCCTCCGAGCAAGAGTTGGCAGACATCGCCGCTCTCAACACCATGGCGGAGCCTCCCTACCTCGTCCAGGTCAGCAACGCATCCATACCTGCCGGTCTCGGCAAGGATGGCAGCGGCGCCGATATCACTGAGGCTTGCGATTTCGTCGCTGGCACCATCCCGGCTGCATATAGCGGCGTTGCCGAGTTCGATATCGACAATCCGCCGGCGCCCGAACTCCCGGCAGATCAGGCGGTCGTCTCCAATGGCGGTACGGTCCCGGTTACCAACAGCGCCGGAGCTGCAATCGGGAATGCCACTGCAACGGTTGCCGCCAATGCAGTATCGCGGGTGGCACTGCCTGCGACCATCGCGGCGATTTCGAACGGCGGGACGGTGACCGTCCAGAATAGCGCGGGTGCTGCAGTTGCAGGCTCCCATGCCGCTACCGTGGCGAACGGCGCGCTCTCCTACATCAGGTTGGCCGCAACGATTGCCCCAGTGGCGGCGGGTAACCAGACGATCGTTGACGCTGCGGGCAAGAGCTCGACGGCGACCCGGACGGTATCCGCGGGGGCGATCGGCACCACCACACTCGCCGGCACTGATTGCATCGTGAAAAATGGAAACACGTTCCCCGCTGCAGGTGGCGGAAACATTTCCGTCACGGTGGCGGCCGGTGTCCCAACCTTCACTTACACCGCACCCTGAGGAGCTTCCAATGAAAGAACGCAAAGTGGTCTATGAGCCGCATCCGGTCACGCCGGAGCGGAAGAAGGAACTGATGTCGCAGGGCTTCAAGATCATCGACGCTGTGTTCGCACCGCCGGGCAACAAGGCTTCTTCTGGTCAGCCCGCAGCAGTCGAACCCGCTGATGGTCTTTCCGATGATGAGCTCCGCGCGGCAATCGAGGCTGCAACCGGCAAGAAGCCGCACCATGCGGCAAAGCGTGAGACGCTGATCGCTCGGCTGGCTGAGATCACCGAGGCTCGGCAGAACGAAACCGCATCCAATGGTCTCACCCGCCGCGAGATCGAGGCCGATCTGATCGCGATGGAAGTCGAGTTCGACCAGAACGACGCCCTGGATGATCTCGGCGCGCTGCGAGACCTCGAACGCGAGAAGCGAAACGGCTGATGCCTCGCGATATCGCCGCCGTGAACCGCAGCCACATGATGGCCGTCACCGATGATGGATTGGTCTGTGAGATCACCAACATGTTCGACGCTGACGGCGAAGAAACCGACGACTTCAATGCAGCGGTCGTGGGTATCGTTCGGGTCGGCGACGATGAGTGGTTCACGGTGGTATTCGAAGACTACGAGACGGTGAGGGTTCACTGATGCTTTCGTACACCACGCTCGCCGTCACCGTGCCTGAAGCCGACGCCTATGCTCAAGCCCGCGCTTGGACGGCATGGACTGGCGATGAGGCGGTGAAGATGGCTGCCCTCCGCCGCGGGCAGGATTACATCGCGAGCACCTATAACACCCGCTGGAGCGTCGAGTTCGATGATACGGACGCGCCGGCCGAGGTGAAGTACGCGATCATCGAGGCCGCCTACCGCGAGATCGTCACCCCTGGCTCGCTCGCCCCGGATTACGTGGCAGCCAAGACCGTGACACGGGAGCGGGTCAAGGTCGGCGCGATTGAAGAGGAATTCGAATACGCCGGTGGGGTCTCTGCGGCCTCCATCAGGCCGCAGATCGCTATCATCGACAATCTGTTGGCTTCATACCTCAAGCAGTCTTTCGGCGCTTCTGTAGACCTGCTGAGGGTCTAGGTCGTCTAGAAGACTGCCAAGTATCTGAGCAGGGAAATGATGCCGATGATGACGACGATGACCTGGACGATCTGTCGAATGCGGGCACCGAGCGGCAGGCGGTTGACGAGATACAGAACCAGCACGATTACCAGGAAGGTGATCAAGATGCTGACGAGAACGGACACACCCATAGGCGATTAGCTCCTTGTGATGCGCGGGAATGCGCATGCCTGGATTACCTATGCGCGAATTTGAAGAAGGAAAGGGGCGCTGATGCCTAACGCCCTCTACACCCACCTGCAGTCGGTAGCGCATCGTCTAATCGGGAAGTATGGCCAACAGGGCACGGTGACGCGCTTCAGCGCTCCTGACCCTGTAGAGGGCGGCGAGCCGGTGCCGATCGACTATCCGGCCACGCTCGTGCCGATGGCCTACCAAGCGCACGAGATAAACGGGACGGTCATCCTCGCCGGGGATGTGCAGATTTACATCTCCTCGGTCGGCCTCGCGATCGTGCCCAGTCCAGGCGACACCGTCACCGCCAACGGCAAGACATTCCGCATCATCAATGGTGATCCGAACCGATATGACGGGGTCACGGATGTGGTTCACATCGTGCAGGGAAGGCTTGCTGGATAAACGTCATCCGGTCTCAAGCATAGCGTCGCTGACTTCCAGTCCGGTGTGCTGCGGCCTGATGAGGTTCGTTAGGTCAAACCCCTGCCGTCGAGCTTCGGCAAGGTAGTCTTCCAGGGTGCTTTCGGGGATTGTGCTATCCCTCGCGAGCACCCAGAGAAATTTGCGATCTGGGGTGCCGACCAGTGCGACCTTGTACTCAGGATCGATCTTGAGCACCCAATAATCGCCGTCGGTAAAGGGTAACCAGCGAAGGGCGGCCGGGAGAAAGTTGACCTTCAGCTTTGCGTTCGAGGTATCGACAGGCTCCGCTTCGCCAACCGCTTGCTTGGGTCGGTCGTTGTTGTCCAAGCATCGATTGTCTACCCGAATCTTCCCATTGCTGTTGAGGGAGTAGGTTGCCGTGATGTCCGTTGCGGCATCGTCTTCATATTTGAGCGGAAGGCGGACGATCTCATACCAGCGCCCCAGGTAACGGTTGAGGTCCAGGCTTTCGATTGCTGTGACTTCGCTCATGGCTTCGGTTCTCCCTTAGATGAGCACCGGCAACGTCCAGGAAATTGTTCAGTTCCCCGGTGACGAGGTGGGATGTCCCTATGACGTTTGACGAACTGCTCGACACTTACGAGCCACGACTTGCCGCTGCCTTCCGCGAGAGCATCGAAGCCATCAAGTCGAGCATCGTTCTCGCCCGAGTGATCGACCGCCTGGAGCGCGGCGACATCCTGGGCGCCGTCGAAGCGATGGAGCTTGATCGGGAGGCCTTCTCCACCTTGGAGATTGCCTTGCAGGAGGCGTTCAACGCCGGCGGCATCAACATGCTGGAAGAGCTGCCGACGAAGGGGCCGGACGGTGCCCGCGTCGTCTGGCGCTTCGGCGTCCGCAATCCGGAAGCGGAGCGTATCCTTCGGGAACTGTCCTCGACCATGGTGACGCACATCACCGAGGACCAGCGGCAGGGAGTGCGCCAGGCGCTTGAATATGGGCTCGCCCGAGGCCTGAACCCTCGCGTCACGGCTCTCGATGTCATCGGCCGGCAGAACCGTGTCACCGGTCGCCGAGAAGGCGGTGTCATTGGGCTTACGGCTCACCAGATCGATTTCATCGAGCGGGCGAGGGCGAACCTCGCATCCGGCGATGCAAAGCTCATGAGGCAGTATCTGGAGCTGAAGACGCGGGACCGGCGCTTTGACCGGACGGTGTTGGCCGCCCTACGAGACGAGCGGCCCGTCGCTCCGGACATGCTGCAGACGATGATTTCGCGGCTGAACGACCGGAACCTGATGCTCCGCGGCGAAATGCTCGCCCGCACGGAAACCATGATGGCGCTTAGCTCGGCGCGGGACAATGCCATTCGCCAGCAGATCGCCGCCGGCAAGATCGAGGCACAGGACGTCACCAAGATCTGGCGCACGGCCGGTGACAATCGGGTGCGCCATACCCATAGAGCGCTGAACGGCAAGAGCGTCGGCGTGGATGAGGCATTCCAGAGCCCATCGGGCGCGCTGCTGCGCTACCCAGGCGACCCGCAAGCGCCGGTGAGCGAGATATCCGGCTGCAGGTGCCGGCTGCAGTATAAGATCGACTACATTGGCTCTGTCGTCCGTAGGTACCGCGCCGAGGCCGTCTGATGGCAAAATTGACATTCACCGCACAGGTGGCGGCTTTCGCCGAGAAGGTTCCCGGAGCCGTCGAAGCCGTCTTCAAAGAGAGCGTGCAGGAAGTCTCGGAGGAGATGCTGAAGCCGACGCGCGAAGGTGGCCGTCTCAGGGTGGTCACCGGCTTTCTGAGAGCCTCGGCGCTTGCATCAACCACCGCCATGCCGCGCATCATCGCTGGCTCAGGTCCGGTTGAAGGGCAGACATATCCGTTCGACTTCGCCCAAATCGAGGCAGTGATAGCGGGGGCGGATATCACGGATACGATCTATGTTGGGTTCACCGCTGGCTATGCGGCACATCGCGAGTACGGGGCTAATGGTCAGCCAGCAGACGCATTCGTCCGCATGGCGGCCCAGAACTGGCCCATCATTGTTGATCGGAAGGCTGCGGAGATAAGGGCCCGTCTCGGTCTGTAGCAGCATCCATCTTTTTAACCAGCGCGGCCTCAAGCGTGACGAGCATGTGCCGAGCTACGCGTAGGGCTGCATCGCCGTGCTTTGTCTCGCCCCTCGTGTTGGCGAGCACCGCCCACGCCTCATGCAGGCGCTCGTAAACCTCGCTGTCACTGAGTGGCGGCTTTCCAGACATAGGTAACCGGTACATGGCGACGGGCACGGACGCAATCATCTTCAGTGCGCTGGCTACGCATTTGCGCACCATGCTGGACATCCTGCCGATTGCGGGGCCGAACGTCACGTTCCCGGCCTCAGGCCAGACGAAGCCGGGCAAGTTCATCGAACTCACCTTCCTGCCGAACCAAACCCGTCAGATCACGATGGGTGACGATCCGCAGCAGAAGCGGGGAATCATGCAGGCATCGGTGATGTGGCCGCTTGGTATCGGGCTGACCGAGGCCCTCGATGTCGCCGGCGAGATCATCGACCGCTTCAAGAACCAAACCCTATTCGCCTCTGGCGTGAAGATCACGATCAGCAGCGAGCCCTGGGCAGCAAGCCCACTCAAAGACGTGGACCGGATGAGGGTTCCCGTCAGCATCCCGTACATCGCCTTCGAACCGGAGACATGACCCATGGTGAACAAATCGACCAAGAAGGGTAGCAAGGTCTATGTATGCGCGACCGCGCAGAATGAGGACCTCACCCAGACCGAATATGAAGCTCTGACCTGGGTGCAGGTCGGCAAGGTGGGGAACGTCGGTGATTTTGGCGCCGATTCCACGACGAACAGCTACAACACGCTGGACGCGCCGGTGACCCAGAAACAGAAGGGCACCGCGAATGCCGGCGATCCCCAGATTGAGGTAGCCTCCATATTCGATGATCCGGGCCAGATCATCCTCCGAAGCTTCGGCGACCCGCTCAACCAGAACAACATGGCCATCAAGATCGAGCGCAACGACAAGCCGAGCGCCGATTTCAGCAACACCACCTTCTATAGCCGCGGCGTCGTATCTGGCCCGCTGTATCCCGGCGGCGGTTCGGATGATTTCGAGCTGGAGCGCTTCACGATCGGCCTCAACCAGCTCCCGATCCGCGTCAATCCTGCCGATACCACTCCGTAAGAGGACCTCACATGGACATTTCGAAGCTCGTCAACTCGGAAGACCTCTTCGAGCTTAAGCTCGTCGATCCGGCGACCGAAGAACCCCTCGGCATCTCCTTCATGATCCGCTCTTCCGAGAGCAGCGAGGTCAAGAAGATTGTCCGGCAGCATTCTGACAAGTTCCTCGCCAGCCGGAAGAAGAAGCTGACTTCGGCAAAGGTCGAAGAGGAATACCTCGATCGAGCCGCCGCCTCGGTCGCCTCCTGGGATTGGGGCGGGCACACCTGGAAGGGCGAAAAACCGGAACTCACCTTTGAGAAGGCGCGCGAGGTCGTCGAGGAGGCCGGCTGGATCTACGATCAGGTCGCCGCGGCCAGCGAGGACCGCGCAAATTTTACGAAGAGCTCGGCGAAAGGCTCTGCGAAGCCGTAGCGATCGTCGCCCGGTACGACAGCATCAAAGACAAGGAAGGTGAGACCCGGCGCGAGCGGAACGAAGCTTTCGAGGTGGAAAGCCCGGAAGCAGATGTTCCTGATGCCGGCGCCTTCCTCTGGGACTGGTTCTGGGAGATCAGGGCAGGGCAGGCGTCAGGATTCAACGGCGCAAACCCTGTCTCGAATTCCGAGCTTCTGGCCTGGCTGCAGATCACCGGCAATATCCTCCGGCGCGAGGAGGTAGCGATCATTCGCGCCATGGATACCCGGTATGTGGCCGAGATCGATAAGGAAGCCGAAGCGATCAGAGAGCGAGAAACAACCAAATGAGGCCTTCATTCAGTCATCGAAGCGTACTACGTTATGGAGGACTGGAGAAGTTCATGAGCCTGGCCCTCAGAAAAGAAGATTTTGATCTGTTGCCTGCGGAGCCTGCCGTCGATTGGCAGAAAGCGTTCGACGTCGTCAGTGACCTGAAGGATTTCGAAAGAACCATCGATCGTGTAGACGCTCAAATGGCCCGCTGGCGGGCATCGATGAAGCAAAAGCTTCAGGATGGCTTTGCAAAGATGGAAGCCGCATTCGAAAGTACGTCAGCGGCCGAGGTTCGTGAGTTCCTTTCCCCGACGATTGAGGAGGCGCTTGAGGCGCTGGAAGATGCTAAGCGCGCCTATTCCGTTCCCTTTCATCAGCAGCATGAAGCAGCGCTTTCCAAGTTAGGTCAGATCGGCGGCGCGCCAGGTCGTTTCCTCCGCAAGCAGATCAATCGCATGGAAGATATCCGAGTGAAGCAGTTCAATGCGTACACCGATGTTTATTACGCGTTGATCGCATTCCGTTCGAAGTATGAAGAGGATGCTAACGAGGATAGCTTCGAGAGCCCGGATGATCTTGAGGCCTTTCTGAAAGCGCAGGTTTAATTGCCTGCATGAAGCTCACTCCGACGAAGCCATTTCTGCGCGATCTTAAGGGCCTGTCTAAAACAGATGCCTATGCCGTTGCCGAAGCCATGGCTCTCTTCATGCGCGAACCGCATACAAGAGGGCTTAACTTCGAGAAGGTCACGAGCCGCTCAGGGTATTTCACGATCCGCGGGACGTATTCGATACGCGTCCTTCTCTTCCAGGATGGACGAGAGGATTACAGCGCTGTCGCCGTTGGGAACCACGACTACATCTACGCATCATACTTCAAGAAATGACTGGCCCGCTTCGGCGGGCCTTTTCATTCCGTCTGCTTGAGGCGCTTTAACATGTCTCGGCAGAGCCCCTCGGTCAGCTTGCCGTCTGGGTCTGGTTTTTGACCCAACTTCGAGGTGACCGAAGCAATCATGTCGCCGGCCTCTTTCTCTGAATACCCCGCCTTCATCAAATTCGCTTGGCCGGCAACTAAGGCCTGCTGATAATCAGCTCCAGACGAGACTACTCTTTGGCAGTGGAACGCTGTCGAAATGTAAAAGGCGGAAGTTTGTAGGGCTTTTACCTTTTCGTCAGCCAAAGCGGCACCTGCGGTCATCAACAAAATCAATAGCGCTCTCATCGAATCGTCCTTCGTGGGGAGGCGACGATAGCGCTCGTTTCCTGAAAAGGACAACCTATGGCAGACGTCGCCCAGCTCGGCATTCAGGTCCGCACCGATGGCGCAACCCGTGCGACGGGGGAGTTGAACAATCTCTCCGGTGCCGCCGCGAGGGCAGAAGCATCGACTGAGGGATTGGCCGCCGCCAACAGAGGCGCTGCCGGTGCGGCCTCGTCGGCCGCCCAGGCATACGCACGCGAGGGTGCCGCCGCGGCTACCGCTTCCAAGCAGATCGAAATGATGAACCGCGCGGCCAACCAGAATATCGGTGGAGTGGTCAAAGTGGCCAACACAGCGAACCTCGCTGCTCAAGGCTTTGACATCGTAACTACGGCGGCTAGCGGGATGAATGCGGGCATCATAGGTCTGCAACAGGGCTTACAGATTGCTCAGGTTGCGATGATGAGCACAGACGGTTTTGCGAAGACCCTTGCGGCATCCTTCGCTGCTATGCTTGCGCCGATTACCTTTCTCTCCATCGGTTTGACGGCACTCGTGGCCCTTCTGATCCAGTTGGTGCCGTGGACGAAACTCGCCGCCTCCGCCCTTACTGGACTGGCCGACATTCTTGATGAGGTTGCGCCCTATGCTGTCGCTGCTGCGGCAGCACTGGCTTTGTTGTATGCGCCGACGATCATTGGCGGGATCATCAGCCTGATCGCCTGGCTCGGCCGATTGGTCACGCAGCTTGGAATGCTGGCTGCCGCCTTCGCGCTTGCTAATCCGGCGCTCGCGTTCATAGCGGGTCTGACTGCTGCTGTCGCTGCCGCAGTCATCTTCAGGGATGAACTGGCCACTATCTTTGGGCGAGACATCGTTGCCGACGCTAAGCGAGGCGCGAACCTCGTGATCGGATCGTTCGTTGCCGCTTATGAAGACATCAAATTTGTCTGGAACAACTTTGGGAACATCATCGGTAAAGCCATTGAAGGCGCAGTGAATGCGGTGATCCGCGGCGTGAACGAGATGGTCAAGCAGGCGGCCACCGGCATTGATGCCCTGATCGGCTACGCTAACAGCGCTCTCCCCGAATCTCTTCAGATGAAAACCATCGGCGATGTTGGCGACGTGATAGCCCCTTGGGATGGCGGCTTCGGTGACCTCGGTGGCGCAATCGACGCTCGCAGTAGGGCGGTGCAGGACGCACTGAGCCGGGACTACCTTGGCGATTTTGCGTCCGGTGTGACGGAATACGCAAGCAAGGGCGCGGCCGCTCTGAAGGACCTCGCCGGCTGGATGGAGAAGGTTGACGAGAAGGGCAAGAAATCCCGCGGGAAGTCCGAAGCCGAGAGGTACGAGGATATCGTAAACGGCGCAAACCGCCGTATCTCTTCATTGCAGGCGGAGAGGGATGCCCTTGGGCTGACCGAGCAAGCCGCAGCGAAGCTCCGTTTCGAAACGGACCTGCTCAATCAGGCCCAGCAGCGTGGCATAACCCTTACAGCTTCCCAACGGGCGGAGCTTTCCGGCCTCGCTGAGCGGATGGCCTCGCTCGAGGTGGGCACGAAAGCCATCAAGGATCAGATGGAGTTCGCGAAGGACACCACGCGAGGGTTCCTAGACGACTTCCGATCCGGATTGGAGCGCGGAGAAGGTCTTTGGCGATCGTTCGGTGATGCCGCCCTCGGCGTGCTCGATCGCATCACCGACAAGTTGCTCAACGAAGTGCTCGACGCAGTCTTCAAGGTTAACGGGGCTGGCGGTAGTAGTGGAGGCGGGTTCTTCGGCTTCCTAGGTAGCCTTTTCGGTATGGGCGTTGGTGGCTCGTCCGCGCCGTCGTGGCTCAACAACGGCTTCGACACATCTCCGATGGCCGGTTATGCCGCCGGCACTCCGTCGGCGCGCCCCGGTGTTGCCTGGGTTGGGGAGAAAGGGCCGGAACTCGTTCGCTTCAAGGGCGGCGAGGAGGTCATCCCCAATCATCGGATCATAAGCGCTGCAAACCAGAATGGCAGCGCCCAGCAAACCGGTTCCGGCGACGTGACAGTTTCCGTCCCGATCAATATCGACGCGACCGGTGCAGATGCTGCCGAACTTGCGCGTGTGCGTAGAGAGGTGGAGACACTTAGGAAGGAACTGCCCGGCAGGATCGTAGACGGCGTCCGTGATGCTCAGAAGCGGAGGGTCATCTGATGGCCGTCTTCGACCTACCATCTTCCAAGTTTGTCGAATGCACCTTCACTCTGTTGGATGGCGTGACATCCTCGCCGTTCGACAGGGGAATGTCGTTCAACCTTACCCAGGTCACAGATCCGGTATGGAGAGCTCACGTCGAGACGTGGGGTCTCGATCGGCCGGAAAAGCAGGTATGGAGCGCATGGAAGCATTCGCTGCGAGGTGGACTAAATCGCATCCGAGCCTACGATATCGCACGTTCCGCGCCGCTCGCCTACCGGAACGCTAAATCTCCGGCTGAAATCTCGTCGGGCTGGAATGGCGCCGGCACCGTCAATTCACTCGGTGCAGCCGGTGCTCTGACGGTTTCCGGGCTTCCGACAGGATATCAGGCTCTGCCAGACGATCGAGTTGGCATCGAACAGAACGGCCGATATGGCTACTACGCTGTGCTTCAGCCGGCGACGGCGAACGGCTCCGGGGTCATAAGCCTTACGGTCGCTCCGTTCCTCCACACTAGCTATTTCTCATCTGGTGCGGTCGCTCGCCTTTGGCGTCCAATGGCGCTCTTCGTCATCGATTGGAAAACTTGGAGCCTATCGGAAACACGTGATCTCGAGCCTGCTAGCTTTGATGCTTATCAGGTGCTGCGATGAGCCTGTCTCCGGAAGTAAGAGCCCTCTACGACGAGGGGCGCATCAGCACGCGCCAGATGATCCGGTTCCAGTTCGGCTCCGGGATCTACGGCTTCATCGCTCGCAGCGAACCCCTGACTTGGAGCGGCGTCGAATACAAGCCGTTTGGCCTGATCGAGGTTTCGGACCTCGGGAGCGGCTCCGGTACGACGGCCGACGGCAGTTTCACGCTGACGCTAGCCGAGAGCCCCGACGATGGCCTTACGCCGGCTGTGCTCGTCCAGATCGAGAATGAGGACTATCGGGATAGGCCGGTGCGAGTGATGGACGCCCATTTCCACCCGCAAACCGGGGAGCTTCTGCAGGTGGAGACCGTCGCGCGCGGTTATTTGGACGTCATTGAGCACGCGATCGATCCGGACCTGGGCTATGTGCTAACCGCTCGATGCGAAGGGCGCCAGCTCGATTACAGCCGCAAGAATGGCCGGGTGCGATCCACGGCCGATCAGCAGCGCCGCGCGCCGGGTGACAAGTTCTTTGAACACGCCGGCAAGGCAGGGCGCGTCGAAATCTTCTGGGGCCGCAAAGACAGCAGCGCCAGCACTTCGCGGCGCGGCCTTCTCGGCGAGCCGTTCAAATCGCTGGTGCGGTAGCAGGCACGATCAATGAGACATCCAGATTGGGAAAATCGCCTCAACGCGGTTGTGGCGAAGCATCAGGCTATGCCCGGTGAGTGGGGTAAGTCCGACTGCTACATGATCCCCGACGATGCGGTCGAGGGGGTCATAGGCGAGCGGATGTACCCGGCTGCACTCGGCTACAAGACCGAGGCCGGAGCGGGCAAGAAGCTGCGCAGGCACGGCTTTGAGAACGTAGCCCAGGCATTTGCCGCGAGGTTCCCGGAAATCGGCGTCCTGATGGCCCAGCGTGGCGATATCGGCGTGATCGAGCGGGACGGCCAGTTTTCCGGCGGCGTGTTCACGGCGATCGGCTTCATGACGCGGGCCCACGGCGGCCCCGTTCAGTTCCTCCCGGCTTCTGCTGTCACTCGTGCATTCAAGGTAGACTGA